TTTTATGTCTAATATCAAACACCTTGGATAAATCTTTCCCAGGCAATAAAATCTCTAAGCTGGAAAGTTCTACTGTTTAATTCTTTAAGTATACTTTGGCACACATCAACAATTTCCTCATGCAACATCTTCTGTGCAGTCAGTCTGTTTAAATCTTCATCACTCTCAAAGTATGTAGTAATCTCGGATTTCAATACAAACGGAAATGGTTCCCAACCGTGGTGTTGAAGTTGGTCATCATCTAATTTACCAGTATAATATTCCCATTTCACCTTCTTCATTCTGTTATACTTGAACTCAGCTTCTTTTGCAAGCAAACGATGCCGTGAAAGTACATTCAAATACTTACTATGTAATTGGGGTATATTGATTAATTCTTTGCCAGGTTCTGTTCTATCAATAACAGAATCTTTAGCCCACATATTTAATAATTCATCAAGTTTAGTCATACCAAATCCTCCTAGAAGGAGTATATCACAGTTAAATTACTTTGTCAACATTAAAATAGGAATATCTGAAGGTTGCATCGGCAGTAATGGTTGTATCTGGACTATCAGTTGTAGACATTGGAAATGAAGACACGCTGGTAGGGAATACATCAATGAATTTAAATCTATAAATTGGATTATTTGCCGATGAAAGTAATGTTAATGTTGCATCAGAATATTGTGGACCAAGGCCAGATGCTTGGCGTATGCCAGCAGTTTTACTTAGTAGACCTAGATTTTCATATTCTTTAAAGTTTGTTGGGAAAGTCATACCACGAATCCAATCGTGAACTTCTAACCAAGATTTTAAAGATTCATCAACCAAAAAAGTAACATTCAATAAATCATAAATTGCTTTTTCGCCTGGTTTATACAAGTCTACAAAAGGAGTATTTTGTGGAATCTCTGATAGTGAAATGCCAGGCACAGTTACAGTCTGACAAAAATACTGTATGTTAGGCAACCTAGAAAAGTTTAATTGAAACTTATTAGGGTGTAAGTAATTTGGATTTTTAGGATTTCTGGTGAGTGCAGTCATAATGGTATTTATATAGCCAAAAAAAAGAGGCACCGAAGTGCCTCTTTAAGAACTCTCTTTACGGAGTTTTAATTACATGATGTTAGCAATACGGAAACTACGATAGTAGTTGTTTGCTTGAACATTCAATGCGCCAGCACCTTGTGTAGTGCCTTCTGCAAATGGATTTGCAACGAGGCCGTAACGAGTCTTGAATCCAATTTTTGGTTGGAATGTACCAGTATCAACGGCACGGACCATCTGTAGTGGTACATATGGGCAGTAGAAAATACCTGCGTCATATGCATTGGTACCTTTGTAACCAACAACAGCGAATTCGTTGGTTGAAGATGTTTGTGCATATGGATCAATGTACACTTTGATACGACCGAACATAGTACCAGCAAATGTGTTACCTGTGTCATCAACTGTCAAGTTAACTTGGCTATTGAGAGCAGAGTTGTAATCAAGGATACCAGCCATCGCAAATGCAGATGCAACATCTGAAGAAACGATGATGATGTTACCTTTACCACGGCGAGTTGTCTTGGCAATAGTATTAGCTTCACGTTCAATTTGGAAAGCAAGACCTTTAATCTTCTCAACCATCCAACGACCGTTAGAGTCTGTGTCAAGGTCAAAAGTACCACGAGTAGTTGTACCTGCTTGTGCGCCCAACTTAGCAACACCATAGATTGTACGAATAACTTCACGGTTAATTTCAGCAAGAATCTCAGTAGAGAGAATGTTTGCCAATTCTGTTTCTGCATCTAGACCGTGAACAGCTTTCAAGTCTTGTGCAAGTTCCATTGAGTATTCTGCCTTCAAAGCACGAGTCTTTGCAGTAACAGTAACTTTCTCAATTGAGAATGCCATTTCTTGGAATGTGTTACCAGCGGCGCCATCACCCAAAGCTTCAGCAGAACCGGTTGTCATTGCAGCAATTGCAGCAGCGTTACCAGCAAATGTATTGTTAGCAGCACTATCAACTGGAACAGTCAAAGCGATTTGAGCGCCACCACCGTTTGCACCAGCGAAACCAGTGTTTGCCTCGTTGTAGAATGCTTCACCACCAGCTTGACCAGCATAGCGAGTACGCATTGCGAAAATCAAACCTGTAGGACCAGTCATTGGTTGCACACCGCATACATCATAAGCGATGAGGTTAGGCAACGAACGGCGAACCAAACTGATTAGAATTGGATCAAAACCGGCTGTTGGACCATTAGCAGCAGAACTGCCACCGAAACCGCCTGTACCAGCAAAGTTGGTTGGTGAACCAGCTTCGTAAAGCATACCAGCAGACTTTTGCATTTCAACAGCTTGGTTCTCAAGAACGACAGCAGTTACAGCTTTGCGATATGGGTCTTTAATTGGGGCCATGTCTGGATGATCCAGAACGCCAGCCCATTTTTGTTGTAATGATTCGGACAAATACATATACTATCTCCTATTTGTTATAGTTTTGTTTTAGAAATTGCTTGTGCGACTGCATTGACAAATGGGTCAGCTGACACCTTTTTGTCTTCTACATCGCCTAATTCTTCATGCAGTTGATTTTCATCGGCACGCTTAGTACCAGATGGGAAATAATTCTCACGGATGGTTTCAAGTTTGTTTTTGTATTCGTCCTCTGTGGAGAATTCAACACTCTCTGCGAGTGATTTGATTTTTTCAACTTGAGTTGCGGTGAGACCTTCGCAAACAACATGAATGACTTCAGTTTTGCGTGATTCAGTTAAAGATTTTTTAATTTGAATACCACGCTCGATTTCTTCGTTGAGTGATGACTCTAGTTCTTCAACTTTAGTAGCTAACTCACTAACGAGGTCAATTTTTTCGGCAGGAACATCAATGTAATGTTCTGCAAACAGGTTACGCAAACCTGAAATGAATTCTTCTGTCATCTCGGAACGCAAACCAGATTCAATAGCAATTTGGTTTTCTTCCATCCATTGTTCAATAACATAGTTGAGGTAATCATCAACTTTTTCTGTTAAATCATCTTTGATGGTTTGAACTGCTTCTTCAAGCATGCCAGCGTAATGACTTTCAATTTCTTCTTCAATTTGTGCTACACGGTCTTCAACACGAGCTTCAAAAATTGTAGAGACTTTAGATTTAAATTCTTCTGAGATGGTAGAATCATCAGCAAAGAGAGCGTCAACGTCCTCTTTCATCCTTTCTTTCATCTTCATTTTCTTTTCTTCCATATCATGGGATTTTTCAGAAATGACTTCACCATCAAGTTCTTCGTCTTCCATTTTAGCGGAAGCGTCAGATGGTTTAGTTGTTGGTGCAACGGCAGACTTAGCACCTTTTCCTGCGTGGATTTTGTTGCTATCGTCATCGGGTTTAGAATTTTGAGGTGTTGGTCCACCCAAATCCTCAACCTCGGTGCCTTGCATTTTTTCCATCGGCATACCGTTTTTACCCTTGCTACCTGCAAGAATTTCTGCGGCTGCCTCAAATAATTTGTTTGATGACATTAGGAATCTCCTTATCGTTTCTTATTTATAAAATTAAAGTTTTCTGATGAAATTTTCAAACAGATTGAAAGCAACCTGTTCAATATCTTTGCGTGATGCTTGTTTAATTTGTCTTTTTGCGTTATCTATATCAACTTCAACAAAACGACCTTCTACAAACAACCATTCTTTATTCTCCATGATACCATTAACAAATGCGCCTGGTGCAGATGGGTCTGCAACAATGTCAGCAGCAGTAGCTAAACGGAAATCATCTTGAACAATGTTATAACCTTCCTTAGTTGGCTGTAATGAACCCATTCCACGGGAAGATACACCGAGGTTAACACCAGAGTCCATAAAGTTTTTGACTATTTGGCCATATGGTGTATCAAGAATTAGTGCTTTACCAATAAACGATTCTCCGTTGTCTGTTAATTCAACAATCTTATGAGAAACTCTTTCAAGGTTAATAGATGGTGTGTCTGGATGACCGAGTTCTCCAAGAGCACGATTAGTCTTTACATATTCTTCGTTGTAGCGTTTGACTTCATTGCTTAGAATGTCTTTCGTATACATACGATTATTTTTATTTGGTTTATCATATACAAGAAAAGGACCTGTAATATACAAGTTCTTTTTGCCATTCTCGGTGGCTTCAGTTAAGAATTTTACTTCTTCAATATTTTCTCTAATTAATTTCATATTGTTTGTCCTGTATATGGGTCTACATTATATGTAGCAACCTTTGAAACTTCCATAACAATACATCCACCAGTGAAGATTTGGACTGCAAGATTACCTGATGCAGTATTAGCAACTGA